GACCCGCGTCTGATTTTCAGCTTTCGCCGTTCATGGTTGACCATCGCAATCCATTTCTGATGCCAGTACTTTTCGCCGTCAAATTCCCACTTAGCGACGCCGCGTCGCTTGTGCCACCAATCTCGAAACATCGCGTATAGGTCGCCTGAGTAATCGTTCTCTTCGTACTTCAGATACCACCGAACGCGGTCTTTTGTTGGCTGATCGATCGCTAGCATGTCTCCTCCGTGATATGTTGAATTCCACATAAAGCCGTGATATGTGGAATTCCATATAATGATTGTTATGCTTGGCTAGTACCGTTCCACTTTGATCTTGGATACCAACTCTTCCAAAAGCGACTCTGTAACTAACTGCTCGACCTTCGCTCGCAACATTGCTTGGAATTCTACGTTCCCTTCAATGAACTCCCTGGCGTGTCGCGTCATGTGTTCTCGCACCACTGATTCGATGCATTGCCGTACTTGATAGTTATTCGCTGCGCCCTGCAACATGCTCATCACAACGTCACCGACTACCGAACCGGCCAACGCCTTTGTGAGAGCGTCCTTGAATTCTTGCGTTTCGAAATTTTTGATTTCTACCTGCATAAAACACCTGCCTTTGAAATCGCATAACAAAGCGGTGAACCGAAGTCGCCGGTCACCTAGTTCTTAAACCCGAGTCTCTTGGCGGCGACTCGGTTACCGCTGGCGTTATCGTCAAATGTTTTTGCGACCCTGCTCGTTCTGGCCGCGTTGACCGAATGCTAGCGGGTAATAGTAGAACGCTCCGTCTCCATCGTCCTCAATGGTTCCCATGACACAATCATTCCAATAGACCTCCAGCTTCCCCTCGATGACGAGATCGTTACACCCCGTTTTCGCAGGCCACTGTCGCAGATACTCCAGAAGCTCACCAACTGCCTTGCATTCAGCGTCGTTGTGCTGAAAACGAACATTAGCGATTGCGTCGTTGAATCGCTCCTCCCATCCGTCCTGTAGCTTCTTTACGCAATCCAAACACCAGCCCGAATCCAAATGGTCGCAATTCATTAAATGCGGCATTGTCATAATCCAATCTCCCGATAACAAAGCGGTGAACCGAAGTCGCCGGTCACCTAGTTCTCAAGCCGAGTCTCTTGGCGGCGATTCGGTTACCGCTAGCGTTCGCCGTATCAATCCTTTGTCATAAAATTACGGATTATTTAACAACTGACGCAAGGTAATCGACGGCAGACTGCAATCGATCCGTTCCAACGAGTTCTCGTATCAACCGCAAAACCTTTTTCGGGTTGTCTTGGAAGTTCCTAGCGATCCTGTAAACCAACACTTGCTCATCAGGTGACAAACCCGACGAACAATCGGATGACCCCAAGTGTTCGTTGGCGTCTTCTGTCATTGTTGCTTTCCTTTCTCGCACTGGGTTATCCTGTGCGTTCGCCGGACTTACTCGCCACACTCTTCTGGCCAAATTGTCTGAAACTTGTGCCACGCTTCGTTAAAGCATTCAACCGCTGATTGATCTCCGATGTTGTCGAAAAACTGCCAGTGGTCTCGCCATAAATGTACATGCCAACTGTCCTTGCCTAACCTCATGTAACGTCGAGGATGCAAGCTACCCTGATTGAAGCAGACAAAAATATCTGGCAAATCAACAGCCGACAAACAATGCGATGCAACCGAGTTCTCGATTTCGTCTTTTTTCATTTTTATCTCCTTTTCTCGAACCGGCTGATCGCTGACGTTCGCCGGGACATCTTCGCAAGTCCAGACGCTTCCTAAACACCTAACCAACACCAAGTTCCTTTAATGCCATATCGCACTCCCAAACAATCCTCGCGTTGATGTGTGCAACATGATCGTCTGGCGACAGATCTCCGAAGTCAGCTTCAGGGTCGTAATGCCAAGACGCCAGTAGCTTGATGCCTTGCAGCACAGCAATCTGCCGATAGCGCATCTCCATCCGTTGCTGCTCCAGAATCTTGATATGGGCGATGACAACAGCCAACTTTGCTTTGACCGCGACAGACTCGCTTTCGTGGGCGAGGTCTTCGAGTAATTCGATCGGTGTTTTCATTGTCATTTCTTTTCATCCTCCCAACCTTTCTCTAGTTCCCTTCGCATCACCTCTGCCCAGATCTCAACGACATCAGGAGGCAACGACTCTCTGCCGAACATCGACCGACATACTCGATAGGCATGCTTAACCGCTTCGGCTTCGCTACGCTGACCGTCAACGATCATTATCGCTACTCGTTCGCGGAAGTATTCTAGGATGTCGGAGGGATGCATTGTAGTTAAACCTCGCCTGTCATATCAAACCGAACCACGCCATGCCCTGCCGAGCCGCAACTCTCCTCGCCCCGCCTTGCCTGCCTTGCCGAGCCCCAACGTAACGCACCCAGCCTTGACGAACCAGGCCTGCCGTACCATGCCTCACGCCGCCGGAACCTGCCTAGCCTAAACCAGCCTGCCTTGCCCTTCCTAGCCTCGCCACGCCCCGCCTTGCCCTTCCGCGCCTTGCCTGCCAAACCATACCGTGCCGAACCACGCCTTGCCATTCCAAGCCTTGACCGACCCTGCCTGCCACAATTAATTCACCGCTTCCTTGTCAGCGATCTGCTCGATCGTCTGATCGATTGCAACCATCAAGTGATGCAACTCCTGCAGCGCAGCAAATCGCTTTCGCCAAGCCATCAACGTTCGCACCGCTTCGGCAATCAATCGAGCGTGATTATCTGGATCCGACGCCGCTTCCTCGGCAGTCTTGTAGACCGTCCTCGATTCAGCGTCACCGGTCTTCTTCTTGTATTGAATCTCGAACGCCCGACGCTCCATCTTGGGAGCTTCCTTGTAGACGATCTCAATCGATCGGATTAACACACCGGCTTCCATGAGCCGATACTTGCGAGCCGCTTCCGTATCCTCCCAAGTAAACCATGCATGCATGACTGACTCAGGATTCTTTGCCGACTCAACAACGTCATCCGGTGTCAAATTGCCACCGTTTGCTTCTTTTACTTTAAGCAACTCCTGGTAGGCAACCTCTGCGGGTGCATCGAGTTGCTTGCCGTGCTGCTTCCAACGAACCGATTCAACCTTCATCAAACTATCCTCCAAATTGAAATGAAATTAAAAACCTTGCCTTGCCTCGCCGCGCCTCGCCTCGCCGCGCCTCGCCTCGCCGGGCCATGCCTCGCCTCGCCCTACCCTGCCTGCCAGATCTCGCCAGACCGCGCCGCACCTCGCCGCAACGCGCCCAGCCGCGCCATGCCCAGCCTAGCCTGCCACACCAAACCGAGCGGACTACTCGACCTCGACAGGTCGCGTCGTGTCTACGCTGAACCTGCCAAACTCGCCTCCTTTCTCTGGTCGCCACTCGCAAATACCAACACCAAATCCAGCTCGGTTGACCAAAGTCAAAACGTCGTCCGGTTGAAGCAATTCGGCATCAACCTCGAACTCGACATCGATCGACCAGTTATCCCACTGCGGACGATAACGCATGTCGGTCTGATTCATCCCGACTCGCACCATGTCCTCTCGCATCGTCGGCTCTTCGGCCATCACCAACGGGATGATCTTGTTCGGATCGTCTGTCCGAAGAAACAACGACTTGCGAACCAACGTCTTTTCAATACCGAGATCCTTGTGCGCCGCATTGATGATCGCCGCTTTCAATGCCAAGCCTGGGACTCCATACGAGCCGTCAGCTGTTCGATAGGTCGCCGCTTCCATCTCTGCCTTTGCGTCTCGAATCTCACGATTCTTGGTCTTTTTGCCAGCGTGCTTTTCACGCATTTGCAATTTCGCCTTCTCGCTCCATGCGTGCGTAATCAAGGGCGATGTGCCCTTGATCGTAAACCGCACCAAAGCGCGAGTAATCGGTTTCAACATTGCTTTCTCAGCCATAACAAACAGTCCTTCTCATTGTGCAGCTCTTTGAAACGGTTGCTGCGTCTCCGTTGCCTTTCGGCGTTAATCTAAAAACCCTCGCCGATGTTTTGACCGCCAGATGCACAGAATGCAAAGACACATCGGCGAGGGAGTGAATCGTTTCTGGCGGTCAACCATTACGCACATTTGTAGCTACACTTGAGGATCTGTCAACCGATAGACCGTCGCCTTTTTTCCGCTGACTCGGCACACCCTAGCATCGATCTCCTGCACCAGACCGAGACGAACGAGATCCGTTGCTCGCCGTCGAATCGAATCGTGTAGTGCAATCCTGTCCGCGACCGCCGATGCAACCTCTCTTGCTGTTCCGGTTCCTCCAATCAGGTTCAGGCCTTGAAGGAACTGCTTCGCCCTCGCAGTCAGTCTAGGCTCGATCTCCGATGCCGATTGCGTGCTAGTCGCCGGATCGTTTGATCGACTTCTAGCCCAGTCGAACAGTTCTCCGAACTCGTCACTCTCCAGATTCATCTTCGATCCTCCATTCACGTTCCGTCCTCTCCGAATCCATTGCCGTTACCGCAACCGCTAGTGCAGGCCAACGATGACCCGAAACTCCCCAGAGTGGGCCTGGATTCTTCTTCGTTCCTGTTGGACCAAACCTGTCTAGCAACGCCTGACGAATGTTCGCATCCTTCGCCCTAGTCGATTGGCAGATATGTAGCTTGACATCGATCCTAGGTATAAGCCGCACCGGTCTTGCTTGATAAATACGTCCGATCTGAAAGACCGTCTGAAACACCTCCTTGCCGACAGCCATACCGAACGAAGTAATCCACTCGCAAGCGACCGGAGCAGTTGCCTGCCGCAGAAACTCGACGAGTTCTTCGGTCGTCATGTCTTCGGCAGCAAAGACCTCCGTTCCAGTCCAGCCGACAACTCCGTGCAGCTTCGGCCCTGGATCGATGCCGATGTATGCCTTAGTCATTCTTGCGCCGCTTTCTTCGTTGGTGAATTTGCACTTGTGCGGCAGCGTATGCTTCCTGTGCCAAGATGTTAAGCGTTCCCTCGACGTAGCCTTGATCTCGAACGATGCCGCGCAGCTTCGCCAAAGGATCGACATCCACGCCGTACTGCTTTGCGAGATCGAGATCCGGTGCATCGCCGTAGTGATCGCACCTGAAACCAATCCACCAGCCCTCTGCTTGATCCTCGTCTAGATACTTGTCGGGTCCGCAATAATCGATTCCGCGATGCGCCTCCTGAAAAACTTGATCGGAAAAGTCTCGAAGCATGAACCAAGGATGACCTTCAATAACTCGCAAGTATCCAGCTCTGCAACCTAGACCTGAGTGTGTGACGATCCAAGAATACCCGAGGTATCGACCGATCGATTGAATGTCGGTTATCGTTTGCACGCAGTACGGCAGCATGATTCTCGTCGCCTTCATAGTCTTGGCCCTTGCGGTATGAGTTCGTTCAGCTTATCGAAATAGATCCTCTTTGCCCTCTCCGGTCCCATTGTCCCATCCTTGACTTGCTGGAGCAACGGAAGCCAATGCGTCAGGTAGATGTCATCCTGCGTTGGGTGATAGGTAGGCTTGCCGATCGTCTCTACAAGATCTTCGCTTTCCTCTCGTCGCATCCGCTTCGATCGATCGAACATTACGCAGGCTCGGAGTTCGGCAACAAAGCTGTCTCTCAGGAATCTCGGCGGCGGTATCTGACCGCTGACCCACTTGGCGACGATCGCTTCGCATTCTTCCCAGGTCAGATCTGTTAGTGCTGCTCGCCACATGTCTGCCGTCTTCTCCGGTCTCTCGGTCGAACGTAGCCACTCTCGCACAGACGGGAATGCAACGAACGCTACATCGGAGAGGAATCGTTTTGCTTCTTCGGGTATCATCAATAGGTAAACTCCTTCTTCTTTGAATCTCCAACCCAGTCCGCTTTGAATCCAGTCCAGCCACGCAGTACGGACTCCTGCATTGCCTCCGAGAGAGACACGCCTGCTTTCTCCGCTTCGATCCTCATCCGATCGATTACGAGATCGCTGACGCTTGCTTTCTTGGTCTTCCGATGTTTGATCCATGCTTCCCAGACTTCATTCGAAATATCGTCAGGACGGCTTGCCCGTCTATCTTTTCCTTTTCCCTTTCCTTCTCCTTCTCCTTCTCCTTCTCCTTGCGGCAGATGACCGGCAGACGACTGGCAGATAGGTGGCAGATGACTGGCAGATTCTGTACTTTCCCTGTGTTTTTCGATAGTTTCGGAGTCTCCGATTCTCTCGATCCATCCGATGTCTGGGTGACAAAGAATCTCCAGAGACCGACGAACAACCTCGATTGGCATTCTTAACGAAGCAGCAATCTGCCGTTCGTCTGCCGGTTTCCCGCTACTTCGTGCCAGCTTGCCCCGAACATGTGGCAGACAAGTGGCAGACCACTGGCAGATTGCCAGGAAGACCGCGAACGCCTTAATTCCATCTTCGCCGTAGGACATCAATTCGATGTATCCTGCCGACTCGACTCCGCTAGGACAGAGGAACCAACCGAGACGAACTCGCTTCCGAGTGTCGGCGTTTTCGAATGTCTCGTTCCACTTTGCGATGACGTACATATCGATCTCCCTTAGTGCTTTACCTCGACCGGAAGATGAGATAACATCTCTTTATCTCATCTTCCTTGCTGTGTATCGGCGAACGGATTCGCTGATACCTTTTCTATTTCACCTCTGGACTCTTGACCTTCTTGACTGCCGGTTCGTCGTCCCGCCTAAGCGCAACATCGACTCCAAAACCTTCCTCTTTCATCGCAGTCCAAAGACCTCTTAGTAGGACGAGATCGTCGATCGTAACGTCTTCAATTCCTTTGCGATCGAGAAACGTCAGCACTTGCTGATCGGTTGCTCCAGCTTTCTTCCATGCCGCAAAACAATCGTCTCGACTCTTCGTCAGAGTCTTGCCAGCACCCACCGAGGTCTTCTTCGCCTCTTCGAGAATAGAGTTCCAGTAGGCCCGCGGGACGACCCGAAAAATCGCTTCTCGCAGTGCGATACTGCACGCTGCCCGTGCCGCCATCTGAATCATGTCTTCGTTAAAACGCTGACCGTTGCTGTTGGTGATTCGTCGCCTGACTTCAATTGAACAGGAATTGTTCTTCTCGTAGTCATAACAAACACCCTGAGCAACAACCACCTTATCTTGCACTTCGACGACTCGGGATCCGTATTGCAGATTGCCGTAGCTCGCCGCGATGATCTCCGCGAACCGAACACTTGGACCTTCGATATTCTTGCCGCCTCTGGGCAAGACATAGAAGCAACTACCTGCCGTATCTTCGTCAAGACAAGCCAGTTCACGGACATTATTCCGAAACTGCTTGATTGACCTTGGATACATCTTTGCTGTTGCAACCTTCGTTTCGTGATCGCTGTTGCCGATGATCGACAGACCAGCGTTGGAATCGACTTCCTCAACTTCACCTTCAATAAGACTACTCATCAAATCCACCTTGCTTTCCGACAAAAGGCACATAGAACTTAGACGGACCCAAGCGTATCGTGCCTTCCGAATACGCAGGAGCCCAGTTGTTTGTTACGATCGAAGTTTGAATCGCACCGATAGCGGCATCGACTTCTGCTTTGGCAATCGAATACATTTCGTCAGTCAACGTGTACGTTGCGATCTCATACGGGAATCGATTCCTGACCGCAACGAACAGGAACTCGAAGTCTGCATCGTAGATCGATCGCACAGCCTGCCTATACCAGAACGCTTGGCGATGCCTGCCGTTGTCCATGTTGTAGCGACGAAACGCAGCTGGCGATGGATCGTTTGTCGTTTTCAAATCGACGATCAGTTGCGAGTCTGGAAGCACCATATCCGGAAGAGCTTTTGCTTTCATGCCAGCATACTCAAACTTGATTCCTCGTTCGCAAATGCGTTGAACATCTCCAACGAATATCTTGTTTGCGTATTCGTGTTCAACCAGCGAACCAGCAACGCCTTCGACAATCGCCATCTGTTCAGAGTCGAGCAACTTCGCCGAACCGAACTGGTCTACAAACTGTTGCCAAGTTGCCTTGCCCTCCTTGGTTCGACGATCGCATTTAGGAGCAACCGCAAACTCTTTGCAGAACTTGCTGGGTTCCAGCATGAAGCAATGGATTGCTTGCCCGAGCAGCATGTCCGGCGTTGTCTCTCTCTTCAAATCGCCTCTGACGTATTCGTGGAAATACATCGCCGAAGACTCAATGTAGCGATTGATAGCACCATTGTTGAGCCGTTCCTTGTCTGCGTAGTAGTCGTCAGTTGATTCGTAAAATCGTTCGTCTGTAGTCTCATTTGTCATATGTGATCTTTCCGTTTCATCTTCTTGATTAAATCGCAGGCCAAACACCTGCTAGTCTTCAGTTTCGCGCCGCATTCGACGCAACGCCCGTTCTTTCGGCTCGTCATTGCAGACCGAACCTCGGCTACCGCATCGATCCATTTCTCATACCAGTAGTCTCTGCCGCGATCTGCGTAAGACGCGACCTTGCGTTTCCGATGCCACCACAGTTGAAACAACTCGGAACACAGGTCCGTCGCTGTTTCGCAGTAGGACAAGTGCGCCTCGATGTCTCTCAGCGTTCGATCGTCAATCTTCGGAGCGTGAAACATCATCAACTCCGATTCCTACGAAGATCATCACGCCGACGAGCAGCGCAACGCACGCAGCCCAGATCAGTTCTTCGGTTATTGCTTCTGGCATTCGATCGCATCCTTGCGTAAAAGCGTCAGATCCGGAGGTTGCTGGACGAAGTGATCGCCTAGAACACGCCTGTGAAACAAGTGCAACCTGACCGCCGAAGACAACGAGGCATTGAGGCAATCGACATCTCCTGCCATGCCTGACGGCCTATACGCCAATTCGGGAAACGCATCAGTGACCGTTCGCAGTTCTTCGAGCGTTTCGGCCCGATGCAAACTTAGGTCGAAATAAACCTTTTCGGCGAGGTCGTCAGGCAGCGCCTCGTAAGCAGCTAGCATCTGATGCAAAGCTTCGATCGTCTCTTCTTTTCGTCTACTCATCACTCACCTCCTACGCGAACAAAAGTTGTCTTCGAAACCAAAGCGTCGATAGCCCAAGGGTTCCAGTCATCTCCGAGATGCTGAGCCGCGAGTTCGCAGACTCGGTAATCGATGCGATTCACTGGCAAAGAGTGCCAGTCCATCATGGTTGCGACCGCCTCAGAGGCTAGAAACTGATCTCGACTTGCAACGCCGACGATTTCCCATTCGACATAACACGGCATGATTGATCTGGATCGACTCATGATCGCACCGCTTTCTTCAGCATGTCGAATACGATCATGCTTTCATTTACTTCAACTTCGCCTTCTTCGAGAATGCGATGCTCGCTTCCTGGCTGAATTAAAAGATTGATAAACTTGTTTTCTGCTGCCATGCGAAAGTAAAGCAATCCAGCGTCCTTTGAATCCTTATTGTTATTAATTAACTTGTAACCGCTTTCGCCGGGTATGCGGTTGACGCAAGCTAATCCAGCATCTTCATCTAGCCCAAGACAAACACGGTCGCCGAGTTGCCACTTCATCTTCTTCAGCAGATTGCGTCCAATATACACGCTTACTGAAGTACGACCGTTTTTGTCTCTGTGCCTTCGCAGGCGAAGGTCATAACTACTTGTGTTGTGCCCGCAGTTAGGCTTTGTGAAAAACTGAAAACCCATAATCTCATCTCCCATTACAGAACTCTAAAACCTCCGTCACACTAGACGGCTTCTCGCCCTCCCTCGGGAGAGCAGGAAGCCGCCCCTGCTACGAGCAGGAGCGACCGGCCACCAGGGAGATCAGGTAGCCAAAGCCAAGGCGAATGCTTCGTCGGATCGTTCGATGTCCGTTCCGAATAGCCTTCGATGAATCTTTCGTTCGCTGGAAGACAATCGCTCAACTTTGCGGTCGTGCTGTAACCATCCGGTATAGGCATTCGCCATAATCCATCGAGTCGACCCAAACTTGCCAGACTCTCGATCGAAACGCAAAGCATACCGAGAGTAGTGTTCAAGTGCCTTGTCCTTCTTCTTCTTCTCGGCATCCGTCGCAATCACATCGTGAAACTGTCGAGAATACATCTCAAGAAAAAATTGAGTCATCTCCGCAGAGCTTACTTGCCTGGCTGCTAACTCAGAGGCTCGACTCGCCGAGACATCTGCCGCTTCACGAAATAGATCAAGAGCGGCACGCACATCGTTAATTCGACTCTTGATGTTGCCGATGTGTTTGCATGTATAGGCGTTCTCTCCGGCAACGAACCGTTGTCCTTCCATGCGAGGTATCACCGCATGCAGCGTGTTACTGCACACTACTCGAACGTCAGTAGGAGTGACTCGAATAGCTGTCTTGCCGTCGAACCCATTCGATACGCAAATGTACTGCTTGGTCTCGTCGCCGCCGTGCGTGTAAAACGAATCGCCACGCAAAAGAAACCAAACTTTAGCACCGCCTTGGATTGATCCGCAAGTCTCGATCGTTACCTTGCCTTCCCTCGAAAGATCGTCGGCGAACTCTGCAAGTTCTCGATTCTGAACGATCTGCCAGTGATTGCTAACCACGCCGAGAATCTGTTCGGTATCTGCCCGGACGTTGATTCGGTAGTCCTTCATCTCTCGAACCGTACCGCTAGGCAGGAGAATCGTCGGAACGATCTGATCGACATGCCACAGCAAGCCGACTCGCTCCGCACCTTGGACCGCACCGAGATCTTCGTTGACAATCGTTCCTAGACCATGCCAAGCTGCATCGTTCCGAAGCAGCAAACTGTCTGTACCTGTAATTTCGTGAGCCACAATAAACTCTCCCTGAGTAAAACAAACTGAAAAACAAACACAACAAACAAACTGACTACGAATCGATTTCGTTTTCGTAAAGATAAAAAGCATAAGCCAACTTGGTTCCGTCGATCACTTGTCTGCCTTCGCTAGTCTCGATAAAGATTCCTGTCGGTGTGAATGAATTCGCACCGTGGACCTTCCTGATCCTTTTCTGAAAACGAATGTCTGCCTTGACCGCTGCCGGTAGCGTGCGATGCCGACTGATAGTCTTGTCGTTGAAGTTGTCGAATAAAACGTACATCTCTCTGTCTCCCTGTTGAAAAGCCGGAGCCCACCCGGCGGAAGGGCGGGTGAACTAGTTGCCGTTGCGTGTAGCGTATGCTGCTTGCAACTTCGCATTGAGCATTTCAGTTGCTTTACGTTTTACGGTTGCCCGACTTTCGCCTTCGTCGCCGATGTATCGCACTCGCAAAACTCCTTCAATCGCTTCTGCTGCAAACTTCCAAGGATCGGTTGAAATTGTTTGTGTCTTGACCGTCATCTTTCTGTCTCCCTGTTCGTGTCCTGTCGTTTGCACCGTTGCCCCCGACACAAGAACTATAATCGACTACTACCGCCGTAGTAAATAGGAATAGTCCAATAATTGGCAAGATTGTTGGATTCCCTTGTTTTTGCTAGGGAATCGTCAGGAACTTTCCCGGTTGGACACTTAGGATTTGAGACAAACCGGGATTTCCAGATCGGTTCCTATGGAGTTGCCGAACTTGCAGGATGGGCAGAAACGCCCGAGAAGGTCGCTAGGATGCGTCAGAATCGATCGGAGAAGCCGGTTCCTGTCTCCGGTAGCCAAGTCTCCAAAGCACTCTAGCGAGGTCTTTGGCGGTTTCTTCGATGGACTCTTCGGCGAGATCCCAGTGTGCCGCATGGAGCAGTTCGTGGAGCAGCGTATCGAGTTGTGCCTCGCCTCGCTGATTTCGTCGGATTGTGATCGTTCGATGCTCGAAGTCGCAAATGCCGTCAGTCGATTTCGGCAAGCGATCGAAGACCAGCCGGAAATAACGGCCTCGGATTCGAACTCTCATGCCGTTCGCACCTTCCAGTCTTTGCTAATCCGATAGTTCTCAAAATCGAAGTCGCCGTCAGAACCGATCGACACAAACGCAAACCCGTGATTACTTTTGGCGAATCGATTGTACTCTGGATTGAGCGCACACAAACAACCGACACTCCAGACCGCAACCTCTCGCCCGAACATATCCGGTTCAACGTGTGTCGAAGTTCGGTGACTGTGACCAACCGCTAACGTGTGCAGCGATCGCAGGAACGCACCTCTTGCTGGATTGACCGGAGCAGAGATTCCTTTCTGAAGTTCGTGACCGTGCAGGACCGGTAGTTTGCCGATCATTACCGGACGCTGATCGGCGACGATCTCGATTCCCATCGACGAGAGCTTTAGCAGTTCGTGGATTCGACATGATTCGATTGAGTACAGTTCCGGCGCACGTTGCCAGATAAACGCATCCCAGCGTTCTTCGTGGTTGCCAAGTTTGAACACGATCCTTGCCTTGGGAAACTGCGATCGCAACCACTCAAGTCCTTCGCGGCACATTCGCAGTTCGTCGCCGAAGGATCTCGCCTCTGGATCTTTTTGGTATCTGGAGATCGAATAGAAGTCGCAGTAGTCGCCGTTAATCAAAAGACCGTCGCAGTTGTTATCGAGTAGTTTGCCGACTGCCGCTTCGCAGGCTTGATCCGAATGATAAGGAATGTGTAGGTCGCTAATGATTCCGATTCGCGAACAACCGTCCATTGTAAACTCGGTAAACGGTTCCGCTAATGACTCAGGCAACTTCGGTCTTTCGCCTGCCTTGCCTATCGGTTTTGGAAGCGTTGCCTCAGGTCTTGCCTTCTCGCCTTTTACGCCACGGACAAGACGAACAAAACTTCTAGCCGCCTCGATATCCCTATACTGACGAGGATGTTTAGCGTGTAGCATTCGCGCCAACTGAAGACTGGGAGCGTTGGGAAATTTTGCGCACAACTCTTCGGCAAGCAGTCGAGCTTTGGTTTTCTTTGCCGCCATTTTCGGGTCTCCTAAAGAGTGTCGATTAAGCGTTTGATTCTTTTAGCTTTGCAGCGCAAGGTTTAGGCTCAATAGAAATCACGGTCTTTCGCAGAATCTGAGACATGACCTTAGCCTGTTCGTAGCTAGACTCTATGAACCAGCCGACATTGAATTTTTGGCACTGCTCTGCTTTCCAAGCACCCATGCAAGAACGATTTCGTTCTTCAAGTGTGCCTGGATACATCACGAGTTGACCGTAGCTAATGCGATATCGACTTAGCCACTCCTTCGTCAAATCTCGGTACGCCTCTCGTCTAGCAGTGATAATAAAAGGTACAGTGTAATCCCGAGGAGTTCGTATGGGCTTGCGAGTCATCATCCACTCTCGATACCTCGGTCCATCGTCGTCGTCACCTATCGGGCAGTCGTCGCACAACACGCCGTCAAAGTCGATGCCCACATTCATCGTTCGAAACGTATAGCCATTATTGAACAAGTTCCAGTCAAAAAGGTGAGGCATTTCCAAGTCTACGGCACAACCCGTTATCTTTTGTTTGCCGCGATTGGTTGCATAGACGACATAAAAAGGCAAGTCAGTGTTTATTTCTTCAGCCGAACGTCCAGTACACGATGAATCATCTACTACGATGATTTCTCCGCCATGCTCAATGCGTTGCCCGTGTACACTTGGAACTCGAATGCGAGAACCGCCACCCATGTATCGCAAGCCAGCGGCAGTGATTTCATACAACGGAACACCTAGTCGAATAGATATATCGCAAGCTGCACGCATGCCAGAACGCGGGATGCCAGCAATGCCAGCTACATCTGGATGTTTGTCGAGAATAACTTGCGACAAGGTCAAAGTATCTCGAGTAAACTGGTCCCATGTTATGACCGACTGCACCAAATCTTTACCTTGAAGCACATCGATGTACTCTTTAATGGCTTCACATCTATGCGGATGGGCAGCGAAATGTGCAATATACGCATCTCGCAAGCCAGCATCAAATTCTCCTGCGTTGTTATTGTTGAACCACCACTGCCAATTCCACTTGGAGTCTAGTGTTTTGAGCGTTGCACCATTTTTCACTGCTTTTCTAAGTTGCTCTCCCACCCAAGTTTGTTCTATGCAATGGGATGTGCCGATATACTGTTCTGGTCTTTTCCAAATGTCACATGCGAGCTTGCGAGACAAAACCACTCCAGAATTAAAACATTGAGAAGTGTGTGGAATGCTTTCTCCAGTGACTGCTGCAATCGCCTTTCGGTCCCGCCTAAGCCACTCGGCATCTCCGATTTTTGGTCCGTCATCGTGTACGCAGATTGTTTCGCTGTACTCGTCAAAAATATTGGGGGCTGTTGGCTTGACAACGCAGTCGGCATCAAGGAACAAAACTTCGTCATATTGTTGGCAAAAGTGCCAAGTTCGGAACTTCTCCATGAGTGCCCATTCTTCTGTCTGATTATCCAGACCGATAAAATCCGCTTCGCATCTATCGGCATACGCCTGCATCAGAGGCCATGTGAGCCTTGACATCGCGATGTAGTCATAACAAGTTGCCACCGAAACAATACATCGCTTACGTCCCGTGTCTAGCCTTCTGTGCCTCCAAAGAGCGTAAGCGCGATCGAGACTGCAAACAGGTTTATTAAGCGCCTTGTTCACTTCGTTGTGCAAAGCAATAGAAGATTCAAAAAACGCTTGCTCAGATTCAAAAGATATTGGGTGCGTTTTTTCGAGGCTCGCAAAATGATTTCCGCAACCACATTTACTCCCTACAACCTCATCTTTCCATGCTTTATACCAAATTCGGCTACAGTCTTTATTAAGGTGCAAGGCTTTCCATCTTTTGCGTCCCTGCTCTTCTTTGAAACGTTGCGATTCCCTGACCTTTTCTCTGTTCGCCGCACGGGCTTCGCTTTGCAGCTTTTGCAAACCAGGAATTTTCCATGTGCGCCGTGTCGTCAAAACTGCCTTGGTACATGTGCAAACATACGGCAAGCGACAGTCGCCAGGAACCTCTTTAGAACATTCTGGGCAAATCTCAAGCATCTAATGCGCAAACCTCAACTAAATATCTGCAACTTCCCCTGTTGTCTGGGTTCATAGGGTCAATTGGAACAGTGGTGCAAAAACAAAGCAAATTACCTGAAACTACAGTTATAGGTCCAAACATTGCACACGGTTGGCTGCAATCAGTACTGTAGGCTGGCAAAGAAAATTGAGCCGAACATCCAATCAACACACTTAAATTTAACAAAGTGCCGCCGTATCCGTTGCTTCCGCAACTGACCTCTAACGAAAAGTATTCATCTCCTAAACAACAAAAACCATCTCCTTCCCATCTGCTTTCTACCCTATTCCACTGCAACACAATTTCGCAAGGTGCGTTTATTTGCTCCATCTTGTCCAGGCGAATGCAGGGAACGTCGTCTGGATGAACGTAAATTTTAGCTACTAACGTCGGACCCCATTCAACCGAACCGTCAATACCATCGCACGTGCAAATACACGAATTGCATACGCCAAACGGAGCTGACTCTAAAAGATATCTGAAAAACGAAAACTTCCTTATAGTCATTCCGACTTCACTCAGCGAAAAACCAGAATAGTATCCGTTGTCGAACAAGCCACCATGAACTGTCGAAACAAGAGACAAGACTGCATTACTTACACTTCCGCATAAAACATTGTCGGTGATAAACGCCGAAACAGTTCTTGTGTCTCCAGTCAAACCTATGATGTCATCTTCTTTGAGGATTGCTTCGACACCACCGCTGACTATCCCCAGCCGCAGAACAGAATTGGCTGTGCCTTGCACCTCGAACTCGACAAAATAGTAATTCTCTGAATCGCACACCAACGGATCGCCGCTTGCTGTTCTATCTACGTTGACGAGCACTCTGTATTTGTCACCGCTATCAACCACTTCATCGCAAGTGACCAAAGAAGCGATCATACTTCCTTCGGACACTGGATGCTGGACATTAAGAATGGCAAGTGCGTTTGCGACCAAACATCTCGCTCCTCCGCACTGCTCGTCGATAATTGCCGCTGCTATTTCGTAATCGCCCTCTTCGTCGCACCAGCGTCCACGCAGAGGTGTACCAGGGGTTCTGTCGAAATCATCTTCGTGGATGGTACAAGAACAGCAACAGTTTCCAAATCGTCCCATTTGTATCAGCAGATTGCGACTGCCGCCCATTTAGCATCTACAGGAAAGCATATTACAAGAGCAGCGTTTGGGATGTCAGTTGGCGATGGATTTCGTACCGTATAAGTAACAGACCCAGCAACCCAGTCTCCAGATGATGGGTCTTTCTTAGTAACTTGCCCGTCGCCGTTTCCTGGTATTGCCGCATCAGTGATTGCAAGAATCGGAGTTTCGTTGCTGATGAAACGAATGCAATCGGTCTCGATCGTATCGGTTTCAATCATTGAGTACATGCAACCCTTGCCGACCTTCCAAGAGTTGTTGATAGGACCGATACGCACATTGATGCCAAGCGTAACGCTACTGTCTTTTATGGCTCGAAACACAGGACCAAACTGAGCCGTACCGTAATCTCCGTTTGCGACCTCCCAACCCGTATTGAACAGGAACGGACCGACAAGTGCGTTCGTCCACAAAAACGGTTTTTTGACTCTTAGAAGATGACGACCGGCTTCCTCTGCTTTGCCGTCCACTTGCATACAAGCGTAAGGCGGAATCGTTTCTCCGCTTGCGTTCTTGAATTGGATGTACTCGTGTCGCTGTTCTTGCGTTTGATTGCTGTTACGACCTAGCCAACGCTCGACATCTAGCGTTGCTTGCCAGACTCTACGAGCGTTTGGTTCCGTGAATACTCCAATTTCGCCTGCCATAAACTAGCCTCGCGTATCGCAAAGCAACGCAACCGAAATAATAACTGGAGTTACCGCCGTGCCCGTTCCGGTATCGCTAACATCAATTGAGAGTCTGCACTGAAGAACATCGCCAGGATTGACCGACGAAGCATCAATCGTGAAATCTTTGTTCGCTGCCGTTAGCGAGTTCATGTCCGTTGCTGCGGTAGTTACGAGATCCGAACCTACTGTCGTTCCGCTTCCTACGACAAACGCTTCAAGATCGACCGTGCATGATGTGCTTGCAACGGTCGTTTCCATCTTGGTTCTGACTCGAATTTGAATTGTTTCTCCATCGTCGTAATTCGGCGGGACTGGCACAAAAAACGCAACTCGTCTCGTAGTGGCTCCGAGATTCTTGCAGTCACCGGCACTTAAAAGGATCGTTGCTCCTGAGCCAGTTAGCGCAGCAGTCGTAACTGCTAGATCGTCGCTAGCGGCTGTCCCTACTGCATTCGTGTGGTTTGCATCCCAGACTCGATAATCAGACCAGTTAACAGGAAACGTCTGAAGAGTTCGCTGCCGAAGTTGCGTATGCAATATCTCGGCGTTTCCCGAAATAGTCGCCGACGTAATTACTCCATCTGGAAGCTGAATAAAACTGTTCGGTATTTGAGTCATGATTGATCCTTACAAAAGTCCTAAAGCATTATACGGAAGATAGTCGAAGATTCGAAATTCTAGCCAATACGCCAGCGCACCTTCTGGGAGTTGGTATCCGTTTTCGTCTAACAAGACTGGTTTCGTTACTGGTTCACGCAGCGCTTTATCGACCGCTCGCACGATTGCAGTACCGCCCCCAGGCTTGTCGATGCGTACATAAAATCCTTCATGCCGAACTCGCTTCCACCAAGCATTTGCAGCGATCGTTTTGTAGGGATAGCGAAATTGAATTTGTGCCGTGATTTCCCAGTAGCCAATATCTTTATCGTATACATTCGAGGCTGAGAACTTAGTCAATCTCGCAGTGCCTCTTGGCCACCCGAGGAATGTATCTGAGTTGACGGACTGTCTATATCGAGCCTGAATCCAGGGATTAAAGGTTGAAAAGTTACGTCGAATCGTCACCGTCTGATCTGGGACTGGTCTCTTTAGCCCTGCGATCTGTTCGTAGTTTTTTGTGACGATCGGAAAGCCAAGCGCATCTTCGTCTACTTCCTCTTCGGTCTCTACGTCGTCCCAGTCGATTTTTGGTGGAGACAATAACGGACTTGTTCCTTGAACTGATTTTGCGATCTCTCCGCTGTAAGTGATAGTAACAATAGAAAAGATCGGCGAGACTCTTTCAATGCTTGCACCGTCTGCATAACAGAACGGGAAGCCTTCGTAAGACGATCCCGCCGCCGGAATGCCTGGAGCTTGGTAGATGTTTATGTCAGGTTCGTTTGGATCGTGCAGTATCTGAAACGCAGAGGTAAAGGATATATCAAACTTGCGAAAGTTATCGGTCAACCGCACATCGCTATTTGCTTTCGACCACATTTTATCGACTGACTTAATTGCCATCTATGCTCGGAATGCACCGCCTCCTACGAAACGAACTTGCATACCCTTAGCCGCCGCCGACTTCTCTGTAGCGACAGCTATTCTTGTCTGCGTCTGCAATTGTTGGTTTGCGACCTGTAGCATCGGATTGGCACTCGGTCCTCTTGTCAGAAGACGAGATTCGACGGCAGATAATGGTCCTGGTCCTTGAGCGAGTTTCTTCTGAAGTTCCTTTTCCTTTTCTTGCGATCTTAGTGCCGCTTCCTGTGCTGCAACTCTATCTGCTTCGTCTTTGCCGAAACCTTCTTGCTGCAAAGCGAACGATCTCGCGGCTTCTTCGCCCTGTTCGATTAAAACCTTTTGCTTGGCAAGATCGTCCAAAACTTTTTTACGAGACTCGGCAAGTTTTTCTTCTCGACGTTGCTTTTCGTCTGCCGCTTTAATCTCTGCCTCTAGTGCCGCTTCCTTTGCTGCGATCTCTGTCGCAAGGCCTGCATCCATTCCTTGGCGTATCAACTCTTCCTTCTTGGCGGCTTCCGCACCTTGTTCTAGTGCTATTCGTTTAAGTTCGAGTTTTTCTAGTTCTGATTTTGATAGCTTTTCAAGTTGCTCTCGCTGTCTAACTTGATCCTCTTGCGACTTCTTTGCGTCTTCCTCGGCTTTCTTTTTTTCTTCTGCGATTTTGTTTTGCTCGTCGATCAAGCCGAGAAGGTACGACGCTTGCAACGCACCTTCGTCTGTGAACGTATTTTGCTCTGCCGTTAATTGATTGAATTCGCTTTGCCCTTGATTTTTTGCTTCTAGCAGCAACAGCTGTTTTTCAAGTCCAGCAATATAGCTTTCCTCTTTATCAAGTTCTGAGTTACGCTTTTTTATTTCCTCAAGCTCTTTCGCTCTTTCGTTCGTCAACTCCGATATGGACTGACGTTGTTGCATTTGAAGAGATAATCTTTCTCTTGCTTGTTCGATTTCTTGCTCAATGTTTTTTCTTTCTGCTCTTCGCTCGTTAGCTTGGCTCGCAAAAATCCCCCCTTGTTCCTCGTTCCAGTAGGTTGCCCATGACGAATAGTGCTCTAATCTTTTTTGTGCGTCGGCGATTGCAGATTCCGTTGCTCTAATGTTTGCATTCGTTTTTTCGGTCAGGCTTTTGTATGCTGCGGCTTTCGCCTCTGGATCGCGTATTAGCTCTATGTCTTGCATCTCTTCGCCAAAGAAACGCTGCATGCTCTGCTGCGCCTTGTTCGCAAAATCAATGCTTTTCTTTTCTGCTTCAGCGACATTTTTGTTAAATTCTTCAAGACCAAGCACCGCATTGCTGATTGCCGCTCCGACTTGATAGCCGAGAACTCCAGCCATCGCAATCAGTCCACCCTTAAAAGCCAAGGCACCCGCACCGCCCTTTGTAGACACTTCGGAGAATTGAGAAACCTTTTCCGATATCTGTCCTATCTGACCCGCGATCTGACCGAACGCAGAACCACCCATTAGGTTGCCGAGGACTCCAGCAAACTCGGCTGTTGACTTTGTTGCCTTGGTTGAGTCTTTGATCTTACGAACCGATTGTTCAGCATTAGCCGCGATCTGCGCAAACTTCTGGCTAGCCTGATCGTCTGCGCTAACGATAACTTGAACTGCTTCACTCGCCATCTGATGCGCTCCTTATAAGAGCTTCTTCAATGCGATAGCAGCGTTCAGCCGAGAGGAACCAAGAGGACTGATCTAGCGCGCCGCCAGAGACAGGTAAGACTCCCTTGCCGAACAACTCGATAAGGTGGATCGTTGACGACATGGACTTTGCGTATTCGTTTGGGCAACCCATGATTTCGACGTTTCCTTCGTTGCAGTGCGTGCAACCTTTGCCGCTACACATCGGACACTCTATCTCGATCGGCTGTTCTTTCGTTCCTTTGTCTACGCAGTGGTTGCCGCACGCTCGACACAGCTTGCCATGTCGAATAAGTGCCGCAACCCTCAATCTTTTTTTTCGTCGGCTTGCACGAATTGATTCGCTAGTATTTTGCGAAGCAACTCTCTAGCTTCGTTATGGCTTAGGAGAGATTGCACATCACAGTCTTCGAATGCAAACGGTCCCATGTTGACCCACCCTGCAAGATACTTTTTCAGCAGATCGCAAGTTGCTTGGAAGATTTGCTGTGTCGTTTTATCTCGTAGCGATTCGTCCATTTCCTCCGATAGCTTTTGCTGCTCTCGCATCGTCAGCGACCGGCTATAGAAGGTCGGTCGAACGTCTGCCGGTTTGTCGGCATCGGAGTCCAGAACGACGGAAAACTTTAGGTTGGGTTCAAGCGAGATTGGCATAAAGTTATGGTGTGAATACGAGTTCGATTTCCTGATCTACGGTAGAACCATTCTGACCGCACAGGAACGTAATATCGTTTGTCTGAAGCATATTTCGATCTCCTTCGGCGATCGATTCCATCGATGCCTTGGGAGCGGTAAAGACAATCTTCGAAGTTGAAGGACCGCCGATTTCGAAGACAAGCGCCGCTTCGGTCGATGCAAGAAATTGCCCGTAATCGTCTCTTGTAGCAACTAGCTTTGCTTCTGGGTTGACCGTAACGATCGGTCGTCGGTTTGTAATGACCGTCGAGATAAAACCGGAGTCATTGCTAGCCTCCGATGACTCTCGATAGGTTACGGTGTTGCCGAGATCGAGACTGACGCTTTGGCAATTGAGCGCAACGCTGTTGAATGTCGTCACGCCTCTTGCGTATCGCAACGGAGCAACCGTCGGGTAGGTTGGAGAAATCAACGCAACGTCAGTCGGAGGAACCCAAATACCAGAAAACTCGAATTCTGCCGTGACCATCTTACCGGCCTCGCAGTTTAGCTTCATGTTTCCGCTTGCACCCTTGATCGACTTGAAGAGTCCGTCTTCGTAGATTCCGATCGTCAAAGTTTTAACCGATGTACTCGGAACGCTACTGCTTGGTCTAAATGTGTTGGTGTTCTTCACCAGTCCGCAGGCAGGCAGGAACGTGTCTGCCCATGAAGGTTCGGCAGATGTTCCGTCCCAGCCGAGATCGATCGAGAAAGTAACCTTGCCTTTATAGCCGCCTGATACGCTAGACAAATGCCCGAGCGATCCTTGACCCTCTCTAGGAGTCTTCTCGATGTCAGTTTGAATTGCCACGTTGTAGGCATTGAATGCAGCATCGGCAGCGGCAAGAGAGATTGCCGTTCCTGATGTCGTTTCAATCTTCGCCGCTAGTATTCGCTTTCTTTTGAGCAGTACCATTATCTACCCCTTGAAGTTTTGAGTTTGATGATGCCTTCTTTTTCCTTGACGATTTCTCGAATGCGACGATTAATCTCTTTCGGCAGTCGATCTTCTGCGATCGCCCTAGCAATGCCAGCGGCGTTGATTTGTTCGAAGTAATCGCCAGGAGCAGGACCGACGACGCGAACTAGGCGACGAATACCATTCTTCCGATAGACGTGATTGCCATATCGCGGAATGATGAATGCATCATCGACGATGCCGTTAAAGTTACCTTTGTGTTTGTAATTGACAGGCTTGTGCGACCACTTAACGCCCATCAATTGTTTCTTGCCCTTTTCCTTTTTGACATAGGGTCTGGCGTTATAAAACTTTAGCGGAAAGGGATAACCCTCGCTCAGAGATAAGATGACCGTCGGGTTTTCGTCAGTCGGAGCTTGTTTGCGTTTGATAACCTTCTTGAGCGTCTCTGCTTTCTGAAACGCCTTGCCGCCCTTCTGCATACCGTCGTTCGACTTGAGGTACATTACTTGACCGAGTTTCGACGCGACCTTGACTCGTATCGTTTTGCCAACCTTCGAAACAATCGTTCGAAGTTGCCTTGGAAGCTCATCCCGAAACTCGCCAAGTTCGGTTAGTAGCTTCGTAAACTGTTCTTGATTGACGGTTAGCTTGATATCCATTTCAGATCCTCGACACGAATGGAGAGTATTCTGAAACGCGATACGTTACCGAGACAGGAACATTTACTCCGTCAGGCCCACCGTCGAAATTAACGTACTCGAACTTGCCGATCTCGGAGTCCATTGCGAGTCCGTTCATCGTATGCCAAGTAGAGTTCGGCGTTGTGATTGCTTGGATTATGTCCGCTGCCGCTTGATTCACGACATCCTCGCCGCTAGTCTCGTCAGGCATTAGATGGCAACGTACATTGAAGGTCTGTCGTCTTGCGATACCAGGAGGATTGCCAGGAATGTCGAGTTCGTTCACTCGTTCGTCGTCGCCTTGAATAACTAGCACCTGACGGTCTCTAGGAGTGAACTCGCCAACCCGAGTAGGACGAATCACCTCGACGATCCCAATATCGTAGGTATCATTGTCTCGCATTGCTTCCAAGCGATCGACCAAGACTTCGTAAATTTGTTCGACGATCGCTAGCGACATTCGAGTGTAAGCATCCCTTCGTCGTGCTGAGTAATTCGAACAATAGACCGCCTAGACTCCGGTTGCCCGACTCGCTGCGGAAACTCAAGCATATCGCCACCGATATTAATCTCGTCGCTAGCGATTCCTTTGGTGGAGTCGTTAGCAACGAAGACCTCGAAGACCGGCGTTATCGTGTCGCCGTCCTCCGGGTTGATCGCAAACGCTTCTCGCTGAACAACTGCGTTGATTGAACGAGAAAGGCCGTTCCTTTTGTAGTAGGTAACGGCCTCTGCAAAATCGTTGACATTGCAGAACACCGCCGAAGCATCAGCTTGCATGGTGTCCTTAAGTGTCACCGTCTTATCCTCGATTCGACTTAATCAGAACGTAATCGACAACAGCGACGTCTTCGTTCGTGTTTGAAGCTTTTTGCAGTTGGATTATCGGCTGAAGACCGCCGCTATAAGCCGACATATCGAAAGTCTGAGTCGAGCAAACCCGCTGACCGTCGATATAGAATTTGACGTTTGACTTGCCGCCGGAGAAGTCGATCACGAATCGCTTGTAGGTTGTTCCGAGTGCAACTCCTGTCGATACGTCGTTGACATCTCTGGTTCCGTCGTCGGTCTCTGCGTAGACGAGAGTGGTGCTGTTCGCACCTTCCATGCGAAACCAAGCATGGTCTGAAACTGAATCAGCGGTATCGTTTCGTGCGGAGCCAACTCCAAATACAAAAATCGATCCGGAAGTAAACGTTGCTGCTCCCAACTTAACTCGCATTTCGACGCTGCTAATGTCGTCGATATCGAACGCCAAAGCATCGTTATGGTGCAAACCAAGGATCTGAGCCTGACTTGCAGAGGTCAAGGTCAGAGTAGCTTCCGTTCCGGCTCTAACGTGAGTTGGAGGAGCAGCACCAGTAACGTCCGTGACCCACGGCGTTCCAATGTTCGCCGATGTCGGGAACGTCACGGATGAACCAATGAAGTCGTCGAAATACTCTACAAAGTCTTGTACACCAGCCATCTTGTTTGATCTCCAATTAGGGTTGTTCTGTTGAGGTTAATTAGACGGATCAAGTGCAACGACTCAGACCACGCCAATCGATTGCGGCTGCACCAAACGTCTGGCGAACCTTATAGCGATAGGTATCAGTTTCGAAGTGCAGATCGCTTTCGAGAACTGGAGCTTCTTCTCCGTTAAGGAAACTCAGTTCGACAGTGTCGATCTGCGACGTATCAGCAGCAAGGTAGTAAGCACCGTTATCGTGACCGTCGATGAGGGGTTCGACAACCACGGTTAGAGGTCGCTGACCATTCACACCGTAGATGTTGATGACTCCTTCGTTGCCGCCGGTCTGTGCGTAAGACTGGCTGTTGACCAGTTCCAATGCCGTTGCAGACAATGCCGCAGGAACTAGCAAGTAGCGAGGAGTGATGTTGAGGATCGCGTCGGAACTTTGACCCTTCTGCAACATCATGAACGAAAACATTTCATTCAGAAGCGTTACGTTCAATGCTGCCGTAGTGCTGTTGGTGTTTCGGCCGCTAGCGTGAGAGGCAGAGAACAGCGACTGTCCATCGCTCATGGTTGGGTTGGTGAACAGGATGTCGTAAACCGCCTTGTTCTGGACTCGTCGAGCAGCGTTGCCGTGCATCGCAGGAACTCGACTGATCGCATCCAAGTCGTCGTTGATGACAGTTTCCCAAGAGATCGTAAAGATCGCACCGTACTTTTCAACCTTGTAACTGGTCTTCGAATCGCTGATCGACTTCTCTTTGTATTCCTGAGCCTCTGGAACCATTTCCAAGTTAGGCGACTCGCCGAAGCTAATGCGGTTGATGTTTTTGAAATCATCGACCGATGCTGCTTGCCGTGCCCAAAGACTCCAAGTGTAAGGAGCCTCTTCGTAAGCTTGACGCAAAGTCTTGTTTGCAGCATCAAGCAACAAGTTCGGGAAAGATCCAGTCGTGTGATAAGCATCACGCTGAACTCGGTATCGACTTGCAGCACCGGGAGAACCCATCGCCAATCGTGCGATCTCGGCATCCGTCATTCGATCGGTCTTGATTCCCATGCGCTGCACGCAGTAGGAAGCCAATCGGCGAAGATTCAAGTTTGCGAAGTCGTTCGAGCCAGGAGCATCTTCTGCCTTTGCTTTGATCTTTGCGTTCTTAAATGCGCGCTTGATAAGTCCGGCAGACATTGCTGCTGCCAACTTTTCGTCGCTGCTTTCGGTGACTGCGATGTGTGCCGACGATTCGTTCGACTGACCGAGGGGTTGAGTTGCCATCTTGCGAATGATCCTTTCGTTTGCAACCGCTACGGAAACTCCCTCGTCGATCAACTGATCGGCAAAGGATCTCTCAAGCCTTGCAAGCTTGACGTTGTTGTAGATTGTTTCTCGCCGAACCTTCTCGGCTTTAAGTTGTCGTGCGACCTCTTCGGCAACCTTCTGGTCCATGCTTTCGACCTTCGGCATTTCTTCGTCTTGCATGTTCTCGACTTTCTTTTCGTCTTCCATGCTTTCGACTTCGACGACAGCCGGTTTCATATGGTCTGCCATCCAAGTAATAATCGCCATTGGATCTTCCATTCCTTCTGGCAACCCAAGAGCCTTGAGTTGTTCCATCAATGCTTCGTCCATTCTTTCAATATCCTTTTGGTTGTAGGAACGTCTTACAGTTGAATTAGGGTCTGCGCCTGTAGCACAAATCGAAGCGTTGTGCGGTTCCCAACGTGTGACAATTTCAGCCGGTCCATTTATTACCGTTCCTGAGGTTGTCACATATTGTTCTCCCTCACGCAAATACTTTCGTTCGATAATTACTGCGTCGATACTAAAATCGTTTAAATGACCTTCTTCATATCGAGTCGCAACGATCTGCGAGTCTTCGTCCGATGCAAAGTCCGCATCGCCTATAAGCTTGTCACCTTCGATCCGAATATTGCGAATTGACCCGAAGACATTGCGAACTGTCTTATCGTTGTGCGAGTCAACAATCGGCAGTTGTCGTTTGTCGTTTCGGAACTGCACTCCGTCCATCAATAGAACTTGACTGAGCCAACCTCTAGTCTCGTCGTAGATTTCGATCGGAGTCTCGGTTGCTATAACCGCTCGACCGTCCTTGACGTTTTCAAAGTATCGTTTGATTCTAGGCATCTTCGAGATACGCTCTGTTTTGTCTCTTGCATCCATCGATCGACTCACTTTCGCAGACCAAGCCTGCCCTGGATCTCCGCCCCAAAGTGCCCAAGCGATTCGGCCTGCACTCGGAAAGCCATCCTCGCCTGGACTCCACCCTTCGCCTTTCTTGTCTACTTGGTGTCGTGCAAAGTAGCTGACCATTCGTCGAATCGTTTCAGGGCTGACTGACTTTCCGTTGCTGAGGTCTCTTGCCCTAGCAACACCGACAGCCGTACCGCCGCGATTGTATTCCTGTCGCCACTCCAAACCTTTCGCTGCCTCTTCCTGCACACCCTCGGGAGGAGAAAAGTCGATGTCGTCGTACTTCGCTCGCTCGATTTCTTCGCTTGCGTAAAGTGCTGCGATCTGTTCGTTAGCGTCGGACTCGCTAGCATGGCAACCCATGACTTGAGCCGTGCCTTCTTTGATGACTCCCCAAGGTCGAGAGATCGGGCAAGCAGCAGTTGTCTTTGTGCTGTAAGGCATTATCGAGACCTCCTTGCACAACACGATCTAACGACTCGATCTTTCGCTTGAACGATTCTTGTCGGGCTGTCGTCGATCCATACATCTACCGGAATCGAATGCGTCTCGGCGTAGTGTTTCTTGGAGACAGCGCCGCAAAGATAGATTCTTTCTATCGAATCAGGTAGCGACTGACGTAATTCGGTTTGATTCGACTCTTCATCGATTCGACCCGATATGCAAATCACTTCGTGACCAGTCTCTTCT